CAACTAAGAAGTCAATAGCTCCATTAGTAACAACAGAACCTACTCTTCCATGTATAGTATCAATATTCTTACTGATTTTAACTACGTCAACTGATGCTCCAAGTACTCCACCTGGATCACCTGTTCTCATTCCTGTTTCTGTGTAGTCATATACGTCGTGATAACCCAAGACTGGTTCATCTAGGTTGACTGACTTAGATATACGTACATCACCGAATTCAGTTGTTTGATCGTACCTTCTCTTTGCTGATTGAAGTACGACGTTCTCTAGGGGATCATCTGAAAGTTTAGGCTCATTCATCGCTTTGATGAGGTTTGCAGCCTTCTCGTTTTCAGGTATCCATTGAGTAGCTTTGTCTACACCTTTAAGTGACTTAGCTAATCTTCCAGCACCAACTAAAACATCAGTACCTAATCCTATAAACAATCCTTCATTTCTATTCTTAGCTCTTTTGATATCAGGTTCATCATCATCCAATGTAGCCCAGTCGTCAGAGACCCAACCATATGTTCTTGGCCAAGTCTGTTTCAACATACCTAAAGCATTGTGATCTCTCTCTTGTACAGGTGCTATTTCATCAGCAATTACACCTGCACCACCAGCTAATCCAGTCTTTGCAAACCATTTAAAAAATGGGTCAGCTCCTAATTTCCAACCAACCTTTGTATGTGCGGCAGTCCCAGCTGCACCTAAACCCTTAGTTATAAGGACTGTAGGTACAACCACAGAAGAGATATCTCTAATGGACTGAGTTACTTCATTTTGGAATTTAGGTATTTCAGGAAGGTCTAAAACTTCACCAGGCATTACCTTGTTGTATAAACTAATACCCCAATCAGCAGTACCCGTAGGTACCGCTAGTAAAGCTTCAGCTGTAGTTCTACCTGCATTACCTTCTTCTTTTGGTTGTTGAGCTTGTTGTTGTTGTTGTCCTTCCGTAGAAGTAGTTTGTGTTTGTTGGGTTTCCTCAGCAGCCTCCGTAGGGACTATTTCTTCAGTGATTAAGTCTTGCTCATCTTGCTCCATTTGGAGTAGATCTTCTTCATCAATCGCCTCGTTTAAATCCAGCTGTAAGGCTGGGTCTTGGAAACCTTCTAAGGTCTCATCCATTAGTATCTAGCTCGTTCTAGTAGTTGTAAGTTTTCAGATGTTGGTTCATATTTATACTTTGCTTTGTTGTAATTCTCCATAGCAGTTTCATCAACATCTCCTAGCTGGGAGTCAACAAAACTATTAATACTGTCAACTATCTTAGTTCCAAGTATATTACCTGGATCAGTTTCAGGATCTACTGTGAATGTCTTATTAAATGCATCTCCAGCTGGGTTTACAACATTCTCCATTATTTGAGTTCCGAGGATGTTACCTGGATCTGTTGCAGGATCAACGGTAAACGTCTCGTTAAACATGTCCACCATGTTCTTACCAACAGTTTGCCAATGTTCACCCCAATCTTCTACACGTTCTCCTACACGTTTTCTAGCTTTCCAAGCTAAAGAACTGATAGCTAATCCCATTTGATCCCAATCAACACCTCCTTCTTTTGCAGCTTCTAAGTCTAGATTAAAAGCCTTTGCAATAGAAGGGTTGCTCATATAGAACTCTAGGGCAGCACCTGTATCTCCAAACTCTATGAAATTCTCTTCTGACCATTTAAAGGCATTCTCACCTTCTCCCATAGGAATAAATTCTATGTTTGGCATACCTGAGACTTTACCTGCATATGCAAGTACACGAGTAGAAGCATCAGGACCACCAGCAGCTAGATAGTTTTGATCAGCTTTGGAGGTGAATTGTTCTATCTTTTGTACTGATGGAGGAGGATCACCAAGCTTGACACCTAATGTACCTTCGATGATTTGTCTGTAGATATTATGTTTAGTGTTCTGCCTAGAACCAAATCTTCTGTAGATGTTCTCTACTTCAGCAGGGTAGTTGAATCCAAATGGACCTACTTCTGCATAAGCTTGAGCACTTTCTACAAGTCTTTCTGGAGGTATTAACCTGACTATGTTTTCAGGTTTAAGTAAGTTACCTAGACCACCAGCTTCTTTACTTCCATACTTGGAGATGGTTTCATTTTGCCTTTTTATTTCATTAGCATTATGTTTTGACTGTTGCTTAATTTCTTTAGGTGTAGGCATGTTGGGTACTCGATACCCCTTCTCACTGAGATTCTTAAGGTTAGAAGACCAACCTGTAAACCATTGATCTACTACATTTCTAGCAGTTTGAGAAGCATTAGGATCTCCAGCTAATACTGCCTTAGCTAATTCTTGTTGATACTTTGCTTCAATGTGAGCTTGCATCAATGCAACAGACGGATCGTTCTTCTCTAGAGCACTTTCGTTAGCTGCAAATTCAACACGATCTTTTAGATATTGAAGATCAACCTTATTCTCCTTAGACGTAGCTGCATCAATTCTCCTGGCATCATCTTCATATTTCTTCTGAATATCAAGATCAAATTTTCTTAATTCGGATGTTGTTAATAAACCAGCTTTCTTTAAGTCTTCAGCTTGACCTAATTGTTTTTCATAATCCTCTGGTTTTGCATGTTGAGAGATAATTTTATCCATCTCATCATCTTGGAAATGCTTACCATGCTTATCCTTTAGCTTTTGGTATTCATCCCTTAGCCACTCAGAAGTGTAATCATAACGATTAAGTGATAATACTTTTTCTTTAAGTTTCTGAACGTCACTCTTGAATAGATTTTCTTTTTTCTGTTCAGCAAAATCAAAGTTAGAATCTTGTGCTTCAGCTAATTTCTCCTCTAGCTTTCTAAAGCGTGACTTTCTTACATCTCGGAGTTTACCTTTCTTACCAGTAGTTGGGTCTATAACCTCTTGCTCTCCCATTCTCTCTAAATCCTCTGGTCCAAACTCCTCAGTATCCATCAAATCTTCAACGATTGAATCAACTTCATCAAGAGCCTGTTCATAGGTATAAGCTGTACCGTCACCCTCTGGGTCAACAGTTAGTAGAGAGTTGAATAGCTCCTCATAATTCTTATTAGCTTTGAATGTATTTATCGCACCTTGTTTGATTTGGAAAGACTTCTCGATAGCGTATTGCTTCTTATACTTAGCAACAATTGCAGTATTAGCAGCTCCAACCTGATCATAGTAACCACCTTCCTCAGCTAATAGAGTTCTATTAACACCATCTAGATCATTAACCTCTGCATAGCGTTGACGTAACACCTTCATTGCAGCTCTCTTTTGATTCAGAGTTTTTGCAGTCTTAGGAGTGAATTCAACACCATCTAATTCAATCTTAGTTTTATCATCATCTAACATCTCGCCTTCCATCCAGGCTTGGTAGTTCTTACCAGCTGTTTGTGCTTTCTGAGCTGTATAAGCATACAAAGCCCAACCAGATAGATTAGCTACCTTTTGAGAGTCTTCAAAATCACCACCATGATCTATGATTTGTTTAGCTGTATGTTTAGCTAAGGTGTCAGACTCTTGGAGAAATTCTTTATCTTTTTTGAATTGCTCTTTTTCTTCTTGAGGTATGGTGTCAACACCTTCATTCTCACGCTTTTCTAAATCAGCTTCTATAGCTATTGCCTTACCTCTTTTAATCTCATCTTTAATCTTTCTCTTATCTCTTTCAATTAATGTTTCAGCTAGTGTTGATGAGAAAGAAGACAATGACTGTACAAGACGATCACTTTTTCTTTCTTCTGAGTTAATTATGTTTTGAGCGCGGTCTGTTTTTAGACCACTAACTCTATCCTCATTAGCAGAGAAATCGCTGAGTGCTTGTCTTAATGATGCCATTGTTAATTATCATCCTCAGTTGAAGATTTTGGTTTAAGTGTTTGGAATGTATCGTAAGCTTGTAGACCAGCTTGACCTATACCTAATGCAGTGGTAGCCCAGCTTTCTTTTGTTTCGAGTTCTTCCTCAAATAGTTGAGGTGGTGTTCCTGGTATTGGTTGACCTAGTTGTTGCTTGATCTCTTCATTATGAGCTTTCTTATTTAATACATCTATTTTTAATCTACTTGCAAGAGCAGTTTTAGCGGCACTTCCTGAAAGCTTTGCACCTAGATCTGCTACCTTTTGACCATGCTCTAACAGAGCTTTTCTAGGGTCAATAGTAGCTGCTGAACGTCTACCAGCTTGCTCACCTCCACCTACACTAAGCATCTTGGCAAAACTTGTTTGGATAGCATTGTTTGTATTAACTAAGTTATTCCAAGTATCAAGTTGATTTTGAGCTATTTCTCCAAGAGCTTGATCTCTCTCTAACCTCATTGCAGCTCTTGAGTTTAAGATATCATCTCTCCAAGCAATATTGCCAACAAGTAAATCTCTATTATATTTGTGAATTTCAAATTGATGCTTTCTTCTTGCAAGTGCATTCCTTCGGTCAACTTGTTTATCACGCTCTCTTTTACCAAAGATTTTTGTAGCAGTATCAAAAATAAATCCTAACCCTGCTGTTATACCTGCTGATGTGGTTGTGTAGTTTGACATTGAATCTTACAGAATTCTATAAAGGGTAATTGTTTGGGACCAAATGGTACTTTTCTAAGAAATTTGAATCCCAAGAATCTAAGAAGTTTTAAGTGGGTACCGTTACGTTCATCTACAACATTCCAAAGAAACTTCTCTGGTCTACTATTAGTCATACGTAAGCTATCCCTAGCAAATTGTCGGGGATACTCTCTGACGGTATCTGTACATAGCATCCATATCTTCCCACCTTCCTGAACTCCTCCTATAGCGGCACTCTTGCCGTTAGGTGCTTTCCAGTATTGTGTATTTGGAGCTACTAAAGCAGACATAACAATGTCCATGACATTCTCTTGTCCGTATCCTTCAACGCATTCTCTACGATCTGCAAAGGATAAATGAGAGGCTACATAGATTGCAGCCTCATTTGTTATTGGGTGAAAGTTGTTAAGCACGTCTATAAAATCTATTGTTGTAATCACCTTCCCAATTCATTGAATGAAGTGTTGCTGGTGAGGGATGTGATGATTTAAGTTGTACAGTTAAGTTTGTATTTCTTTCGTACACTGGAATAGTATGGATATATTCGTCAGCTATGGAAGTCTTGTTTGATAGATAGGAGTCCCATTCAATTGATTCATAGCTGTTTGTGTAATCAGGTCTACCAGTACGCTTCAATGTAGTGTCTATAGTACCTGTCTCTCCAAAGGTGAAGTGTAGACGATGGACAACCAGGGAAGATCTAGTATCTGCCTTTTGTTTATCTCCAGATGCTTTTGTTGCATATATGGTAGGTAGTTCAACTAACCAATCTATTTGATAACCAAGTATTAGATTAGCTCCTGTCCAATTTCCATCGACTTCTAAGTTAGAACCATTAACAGTAACTATTCCATATCTACCTAAGTCATTACCTGAATTGTTGTTATAAACAACTAACTGTTTAGTACTGTTATAACCTGTTGGTTTAGGAAATACAGTTTTCTTAGTAGTTGTATTGTAAGTATTAGCCGCTAACGCAGATACAGTAGAGTGAGTATCTAAGTGAATACGATAATCAGTTATCTCTGTTGTATCATCTTGCTTCTTAACATCAAATGCTTCTAGTGTATAGTTTGATCCATTCTTAAGAACAGCATAATAAACGTCATCTAAGATCTTATGATAGATAACATTACCAGGAAGTTCCCATCTAAACCACGCTGATTGAAGTCTCTTCTCTCCACTGTTGAAGTATCTATATCCCCATACCTCATTGTTATCGTAGTCATATATACCACTATTACCAAATAGGATTACATTATTTTCTTTTGATACTGTAACATCATTAATCGTTATAGGTAACTTCTTAGAGATAATTTTACTTTGTTCAATTACAGTTGGCTCACCTTCTCTACGAACATTTGACATCTCATAGAATCTAGCATTCTTACCTGTACTATTTATAAAACCTGAAGTTGTTCCTAGTGAGAATGGAACAGTATTATGGTTAAAGTTATAGGAGCATAAGTAGTTTATCTTTGCAGTTGAAGCTGAGAAGGTATCACTATCTGTAGTCAACATGAACTGTTGATTAGAGCTATGTATTAGTAAACCACTATTCACCTCTATAGCATCATATAAAACTGTTGGGTATGTTGAGCTTGATATCAGGTCTATAGGATCGTCTGAGCTGACTGACTGAGCAGTCTTAGAGAAGAAGTTATAGAAGTCATTTGATACTGATAGAACTACAAATTCGTCACATAAAACACATATTCTATTTCTAAAGAATAATAGTTTTTGTATCTTCTTACCTATGAATGATGGATCAGGGTTAGTATTCTCATCACCTACATGTCGATCTATCCAAGTAGGTTTCACTACTTCAAATACACCATTAGGATATGATTGAGAGCTACCACCATTAATTGCATACGTACCAGGAAGTACTCTACGTACTTGGACTGGCATTGTATCTGCATCAATAGTTATAGGAATACCAGGCTTAGGACATTCAACCCAAGTACCAGTACCAAATCTATCTGCAGTTACTGAAGAAGCAACATTATCAACTTGGAACTTTAAGTAGTAATCATCATCACTATCAGAGCTATTTACAATCTTAACAACATAGTTATGCCTACAGGACTTAGGAAGCTCACCTACATTATTAGCTTCAGAAGTAACAACATTCATCAATGTTGGTTCTGGAGTTGTAACGTTAAATGCGGAGGTATGTTTTATATGTAAACAGTTACCTACAACATTCACTGTCATACCACTAGGCTTAAGAGCATCAAGTGCTGTTTTCATATCGCCTAAGATACCTGCAGCAGTTACAGACTCATCAGTAGAAGATGAGGTAGCAGCTGGTCTAACCATGCAAGTGCCACTTGTACCTTGAGCACCTGTAAGAGTAGCTCTAGATGAAAGGGTTACGTGAGATTTAATCTTTACTTGACTAGAGAATCCATCTTCTTTTGAGATAGTAAATGTATCATTAGTTTGAAAACCTTCTCCACCAAACTGAAGTTTTATAAAAGGCTGATAAGCATTGTCGTACTGGGCACCACTCGAGCTATCCCCAGGGTTAGAAGGGTCTACTACAGGTTGACATCTAACATCGTATTCTACCCTCAAATTTTTTGTTCCAGTTCTTACGGTGTTAGCAGCTGGTGTTATAACAGCTCTACCCATCTTCTTACATTTACCTTCACTAGGAGATTCACCTCCCCACCAATGGCCGTGACTAGAGTGTTCATCTATCTCAATAGATGTAGCTCTTGTGGTATTTGTTGTTGTTGTACTACCTGGGTCGTATAAATCTAAAGCGTATTGCTTACCATAAGAAACTGTTGTTATTTCAACTATTGCTTCATGTACTTCAGCAGGTGATAAATCTGAAGCACCAGTTTTCATTGCAACTGCCTTAGTCCTGTTAGTCAGGAAGGTACTTTGGTTTAAAGTTAGTGGTTGAATGTCTGTAGATTTAGTCCAACCAGTTAGATATGTACAAAGGTTAGTACCAGGAACTGATGCATAATCAACAGGTATAACAGCACCATCTCTGGTTCGCCACATCTGGATTACACCATCAGTTTTCACACATCCTATGTATTGATCTTCTTCTGTTTCATAGACATGGAACCAGCTTAAAGTACCACTGTTAGGTGTAATAGCTGATATTAATTTACCTCCAGGTCTCTTAACTAGACCATGAGTTATATCAGGTATACCGTTCTTTAAATCTACTACTTGTCCAGGTTGCTTTAGCTCGTCTGGCTGTTCTGATATACCTAATATGTAGTTTGGGATTTGTTGAGATATTCCTGCCATTATCGTGCCAATCCTATGTAAGGTTTATAGGTATTAAATGACGACTCATGTGGATAACCTAAGTAGTTATAATCACCTTGATTACATTCGTACTCCATACATGCAGCTCTAGCATTCTGCTCTTGTACTTGTATAAGTTGAACAAGTTGTTGGTTAGTGACTAATTGAGTAGCAGCTCTACCTGCAGCTCTATATGTTATGAGTCTTTTAAATATAGACGGTACATCCTCAAAGCTGAATAGCCATACAATATCTACTCTATATTCGTCACCTGCTGTGAAGACATCGGTATGATTAACCTTGTCATATAAACGGTTGTTTCTTTTAACTACATCATAGAACCTATCCTCTGGGTTAGAGAAGTCCATCCTTAATGCGTTATTATCAAATTGTATATAGCCATTTGAATCAGCTATTTTATGAACATGGTTCTCTGTATTAAATGACCAGCCTTCATTCTGTACATCTATATTAGATTCCTTCAATAGGTTATGTACAAAGGCTATCTCAGGGTTATCGTAAGTAGCTATCTGATTACTGTTAACTGTATATGTACCAAGCGTTGTTACTGGGGATTGTCCAATCGCTCCCAGTATTGTATTTACTGCGGATAGTTCTGTATCGGTATCTGTTGTATTGGGAGCTGTCATAAGAAATATGAATAAAAAAAAGGAGGTCCGAAGACCCCCTTATATGAATAAAAAATATATTACCAGCTATGTGTGTTAGAGCCAGATGTAGCAGGAGCTGCACCAGCAATAAGTTCTACACAAGCAGCAGGGTTTAGGTAGTCAGCACCCATAGCCAAACGGCCAAGGATAACGTCACCTTGATAAACCACTGATACGTCGCCTGAAGTTACCTGAACCTGTGGTCCGATAGCTTCAACTACAGCTGCACCTTCCTTCTGGAATATAACTCCACAAGAATGTGCGAATCTTTCATCAGTACCGTAGTTGTTACGTGAACCATAGTTAGTACCAGTTACAGCTTCGTCGTCGAGCATATCTTCGCCAACGAATGTACCTAAGTTGCCAGGTGATGTTTCACCAGGATCAGCTGCACCAGCGGTGCCTCCTAACTTAGTACCATAGTTTCCGAAGAATGGTACGTTCATTGACTTGTAGATCTTGATGCCTGCAATTTCAATGATACCGTTACCAGACTGTAAAGCAGTACCTTGTACGTCACGGTTAATTAGACCGTTAGATGATACGTTCTGGATAAGAGCGTAGTACTGTCTTGGGTTAAGAACAGCTACTCTACCTGCACCACTAACACCCTTTTCATCTAGGGCAGCA